CCCGAGCAGTACGAGCAGTCCGAGCAGCGCGAGCAGCGCGAGCAGTCCGAGCAGCCCGAGCAGTACGAGCAGTCCGAGCAGTACGAGCAGTCCGAGCAGCGCGAGCAGTACGAGCAGCGCGAGCAGTACGAGCAGTACGAGCAGTCCGAGCAGTCCGAGCAGTACGAGCAGTTTGTGCAATTGCGACAATCCTTCAGCGTAGCCAAGGCTGCGCGCGCCTTTTCTTTACTTCCAAAATATTCAACGCTTGCGCGGTTACCGTTGTCGTCTGTTATCCAAGTTGCCATTGCTTCTCTCCTATTTGTCGCGGACATTCTGCCCGCTCTGGTGGTGGCATTGTTCCGTGGCCGGGTCGCACGACGCGAATACGTACGGCACCCACAGCAGGGCGTATATAAGAGCGAACAGGCAAAGCGCGCCGATTGCGTCGCCTATCCAAGCGCGAATTGTGCCTTTCATACCAGCACCACGGTATAGCACGCGACAAGCGAATATTCTCCCGTCGCTCGGTCGAACCGCCATTGACGGCACGGCACGGCTTTGTGTGCCCGCCCCCACGTGTCGGCGGTTTGGCTCTTTGCGTAGCTGCGCGCGGCGCGCATTGTGTCGAAAAACATGGCTTCTCTCCCGTTCACATGTACGGATCAAGAACGCGAAACCAAAGGTCACGCGTTGCGGTTTCAGGTTCGGCGGTTTCCAGAGCGTCAAATTCGTCGCGTAATTGGGTCGCGTCGTCACCTTGGAAATACAGATTGCGCATCGGCGCGCCCGCTTCACCGAACATGACATTGTATGCGCCACCGTTGTAAAGGCTGTCAACGCGCAACGCGTCGCCCCCGTGGCCGGATTTGTGGATTGTAACGGTCATGGCTTCTATCCTTTCTGCTACATGAAACCATTGAAACGGCGCGGCGTTGCGCGCCGTTCTGATAGTGTCACGCGGCTTCGCTAAGACGTTCGGCGAGTTGTTCGGCGAGTTCGGTTGCGGCTTCGCGCACGTATTCGCCCGCGTCGCTTTCAATGCCCCAAAGACTTTCGGTTTCGCCGCAACACTCGCAATCGCCCGCGCGGCGTACCACAACGCCGATATAGCACCATTCATCTGCGCACCAACGGCGCAAGCGGTCATAATCGGCCATGGCCGCGCCCGCTGCATAGGCGCGCGGCGTCATGGTTTCGCGGTGCATTCGGTACAGTTCCGAATAGGCAAGGTTTGGGCAATCCGACACAATCGAAAATTCGCCGCTGCAATACGTAGGAAGCGCCGCGCCCGTAAACCCGCCCCCGGCGCGGCGTTCAACGCGCACGGGTTCGGGCAGAAAGCCCCAACCGTCGCGACGCGCAATTTTGCACGCGCCCGCGAAGTCGTAAAAGCGCTTTGACCGCCCGTCTTCACTCAACACAAGTTCGCCGGGCAATTTGTCGCGCGTTGTCCAGTCCGACACGTCGCCGTGGCCGCATTCTTCGTCCCATGGCGCGCCGTGGCCGCCGCCGTGTTCAATCGTCGCAACGCACGCAACGCCGTTGTGTTCAAACTCGAACGTTTCGCCGGGGTAGAATTTTTCGTTTGTCATGGCTTCTATCCTTTCTGCTACAGTGAAACCGGAAAGGGGCGCGCCGTAACGCGCCCTAATCGAGTGTCACTAGAACGCTATTTGAGCGTCATACGCTTCGTCGCATATCCGTTTATATGCGCCCGCCGTGTAAGCACCGCGCCCGGTGACAATAGGCTTGCCGCCGTCAATAGGGGCAAAGACGCCCCAAGCGTGCGACGGTTTGCAGATCGTCCATTGCGTCTTTTCGTTCGGCCACATGCCGCCGGAATACCAAGTTTCGCCGCGCGTCTTGGCCTTGTCGTGCCAGTTCAATTCGCCGCGCGGTTGCCCTTGCCAGTGGATTGCGCGTTGCGCGTCTTTCAACGTGTCATAATCGCCAAGGATACTTGACGCGCCGTCGCTATAAGTCCCGATAACGTAAAACTTAGTCATGGCTTCTCTCCTGTTTTCGCGCGTGTCAGAACGCGCCGCCCTTAATCAATTCCAATGAAACGCGCCCCCGGTCTTCGACTTCCATGGATTGCGGGTGCCGCGCGTTGCCGCTATATATGCGGTCAATGACCTCTTGCGTCGCCGCGTCGCGCGTGTCGTCCATAGCGTAGTTAAACAACACTTTGAACGTGTCACCGCCGGGCAATCCGTCGTGCAATGTTTCCAGAACGTATGCGCCGACGGTGTAAGTTTTGAATTTGGCGCTATACGCGTACGCGGTCACGATCTTAAATTTGGCCATGGTTTCTTTCCTCTTTGCTAGTGTTGCCACGTGAAGGGCGGCGCGGGCGCGCCGCCTAACAGGTATCAACGTGCGCCCGCGTCTAAGCCACTGCGCGCCGCTATCTTTGCGGCGTTTCGGGTTGCAGCGCGCACATAGGCCACACCGTCGCGCCCGCGCCCTTTGACCCAAACCGCCCAAACCGGCCCCTCGCCGCCTGTTCCCCAATATGCGCCGCCCGCGTCGTATTCACCCGCCGGACCTGCCACAGCCAGACGGTCCAGCGGCGTGTCCGGGTCTATCTGTGCGCCGTGCCGACCCATGGGCGCGCCGAAACCGCAATTCAGTTTTGGCCAGGGTGTAAAGCGTGACATTGTATTTCCTTTCTGCTACTAGCGGCGCGGCCATCCCGTCGCCGTTGAAACCTATGTACACACAACTAAACGCCCCGTCAATACCCTTTCAACATCGCATTGTGTATTTTGTCGCTTTCCTTGTCTACGCCGTACACGTGCGACGCGACGTCTAACACGCGTAGCGCCAGAGTTCCGCCTATTTGCACGCGCCGCCCGTTGTGCATGATGTAAAACGCGCCGTCATATCGCACGCGCCGCGAATTGTAGCGCCCGCCTAGCCTAATCGGGTCTATCAGGATCAAGACGCAATCTGTCCAATTTTCGCCGCCCGCTTGCGCCGTCTTGATTGCACCAAGTGGCCATTGCAGGACGTCTACAACGTGTTGCGCGTGTAGCGTTTCGGGCATTGGTTGTGTGTCGCTGCGCTTGCGCCTTGTGCGTTTCGGTTTTTCAGTCATTTTCCGCCCTTTCAAGCCTCTTAGCCCTATACCCCGAAAAACGCTAAGTGTCCATGGCGGGCTTAATGTGCCTGCGCTTCCTAAAGGAGCGCAGTCACGTTTGCACCCTTGGACATAACGCGCCGTGGTGGTGCATCTATTCCACAGTGTACGGATTGTACGTTGTGTGCAGTATCCTGTTGTACAGTTTGCAGCGATTAGGACGGATAGGACGAATTGTCGGAAACGCAAACATTCCAACGCTTACACAACGCGCAACGCGCCCGCGATGCACAATCAAAGCCCGCAACCGTGGCCTAATCGGTCACAACGTCTAACGCTAGCGCCGCCCGTTGCGCGCAATATGTAGTGACGTTGCGTCTAGTCGCCTTGCCCTGAAAGCTAAGTCATTGATTTCGTTACATTCTTAAATCGCATAATAGGTATTATGTTAAACCCTTGCGCCGTTGCGTGCGGATTGGACATTGAGGGCGAGACGTTGCGCGCAAGGGGAGGGGGTGCGGGGAGGGGGAGGGGGCCGAGTGCAGTTCCGCGCTGATCTCCCGCAAAGGCCGATACGTCCTGAGTGTATTCAAAAATAACAGCACAATTTGTACAATGAGCGACTAAACGTGCAATAAGCAACTAAACGGCTAACTATACACAGTGCCCAACCGCCTCGCTCCCCTGCTACGCGCGCAAATTGCACGTAGTGTGTAATTGCCGAACCGCGAGCTTCGCTGATTGACAGAGAGGCCCGAACGCGGTACCACGTGGCCGTTGCAACACTTAGGAGGGTGCGCCCATGGCGACCAAAGAAGAACTGACAAACGAGAACGCGGTGCTGCGGGGCCGGATCGCGGAACTGGAAGAAGGGCAGGGCAGCTTGCCGGGGTTGAGCGTGCGCGAGCGCGTGGGCGCGATGCTGGACGCCGGGAAGTGGGACGAGGCCGAAGGCGTGGCGTTCGAGCGGTCCGGGCTGGACGTGGACGCGTGGGAAGCGCTGACCGAGGACGAGAAGGCCGACGCGGTGCTTCACGTGCTGGTACAGGCGGAACCCGTGGCCGCGCGGGTGCGCAATGAAGACGGTGAGTTCGCAGAGCCGGAAGAGGGCGGGGTGTACCGCTACGACGGTTCGGGCGATTTCGTGAAGGTCGTCGGCGGTGCGGGCGAACAGATCGAAATGCTGGTCAAGGACGTGACGCGCTTGGAGATCGAGCGCAACGACGCACGGAACGAGGTTGTGCGGTTGAAGCAGCGGATCGCCGACGCCGGGGCGCTGCACGGGCGTATTGACAGCCTGCCCGGTGTTGTGGGATAAGACGGTACTGCTCAGATAGGTTTCTTGCCAGAAATCTGCCTTGCTGACTTGACGCCCGCTTCGTGCGGGCGTTCTTTTTAGGCGAGTAGGTCGCGCAGGATCGCGTCGTCTTCGCTGACGATCTCTGCGTCAATGACGTTCGACTGATCGGCGACAGGGACGCGACGACGCGCGGCGTCTAGTGCGGTGGTGATCGCGATGTCCACGCTGACAGAGTGATCGACTTGTACGCGCTCGCCGAAACGCTGTGCGTCGCGCTTTGACAGTACCCACTTGATGTTGTCGGAGATAACCTTGGCCATCTTGGGGTCGGACTGTCCGTGCAGTTTGTGGTTGTCGATGTTGATAAGAGCGTCCGCCATGGCGTCATGGCTGCGCCGCTCCGCTTCGACATACATGTCTTTGAGTCGGTCGTTTTCGCGCACGTACTTCTCGAACATCGCAATCGTGATGTTCGACTGGTCGCACGCCTCGGTCACGGTGTGACCTTGACTGAACAGATTTAGCGCGTGTAGAACCGCAGGGTAGTAGTCGTACGCAAGTGCCATTGCTCGATCCTCTTTTGCGGCAGTATAGGCGGGAACCACGTGGCGGACAAGATCAGCGTTGACAAAGAACGGGAGCTTGCAGAGTTCATCGCGGGCTTCTACGCCGATCCGTACGGCTTCGTCATGGCGGTGTTTCCGTGGGGCGAGCCGCAGTTGCCCGACGGGTCGTTCAACCCGCTGCACGACAAGGACGGACCGGAAGACTGGCAACGCGAAGAACTGATCGCGCTCGGCGAACACATCAAGAAGAACCAAGTGCTCGTTGATCTCGGGCTGGACATGGAAGTGTACCGACTTGCCATCGCGTCGGGGCACGGGATCGGCAAGTCGGCGTTCGTGTCGTGGATCATCTTGTTCTTGATGTCCACACGGGTCGATACGCGTATGGCGGTAACGGCTTCGACGCAGTTCCAGTTGGAAGACAAAACGTGGCCGGAACTGTCGAAGTGGCACAACCTTATGCTCAACCGGCATTGGTTCCTATGGTCCGCGACCGCGCTGAGCTTTGCAGCGTACCCGGAAGCAAAGCGGAAGAACTACCGGGCCACAGCGGCCACAGTGTCGGAGACGAATACCGAAGCGTTCGCGGGCCTGCATAACGAAGGCAAGACCGTCGCTATCGTGTTTGACGAAGCGTCCGGTGTGTACCCGAAGATTTGGGAAGTCGCGGACGGCGCGCTCACCGACGGCGAAGCGTTCTTCTTCGCGTTTGGGAACCCGACAAAACCAGACGGCGAGTTCGCGGACTGCTTCGACAAGCACGCGCACATGTACCGCAACCGTCACGTGGACAGCCGCGAAGTGTCGTTCACGAACAAGAACGCGTTGAACGACATCATTCGGAAGTACGGCGAAGACAGCGACGAGGCAAAAGTCCGCGTCAAGGGGCAGTTCCCGTCGCAGAGCTTCAACGGCTTTATTCAGTCCGACGCGGTGGACGAGGCGATGCAGCGCGAAGAGTACGGCGATCCGGGCGCGGCGCTTATCATGGCGATTGACGTTGCGCGGTTCGGCAACGACAAGAGCGTTATCAAGTTCCGACAGGGACGTGACGCTCGTAGCATTCCGGCGTTGAAATTCGGAAAGCTGTCCACGGTGCAACTGGCCGAAGTGGCGGCGCGCGAGATCAACGCCAAACGCCCCGACGCCGTGGTGATCGAAAGCACAGGACCGGGCGCAGGTGTGATCGACATCCTGCGTGACAAAGGGTACCGCATCCACGAAGTGCACCCCGGCAGTGCAGCGACGGCGCACGAGCATTTCGTAAACAAACGCGCTGAGTATTGGGCGGCGATGCGGGACTGGATATACGATCAAGGCGTGTTGGAAGCGGACCCCGAACTACGGTCGCAACTGATCTCGATCATGTACACGCTCGACAGGCACGAACAGCGTATCAAACTCGAAGCGAAAGAAGACATGAAGAAGCGGGGCTTGCCATCGCCCGACGAGGCGGATACATTGGCGCTAACCTTTGCCGTGTCGGTTGCGCGTCGAGACCGCAACAACCTACGATCCGCCACCCGTGGCCGACTGGCAAAACTGCAAGATGATCCACTCGCGATGTGAGGTACAGCCATGGTGAGCACGCCCAAAATGCCCGAAGTCCGATACCCGGACCCGCTGCCTCCGCCGCCCGAGCGGTCGGACGCGCAGACACAGGCACTCGCCGAAGCACAGCGGTCGCGGTTCTTCCGGGGCGGCGGGCGCGCTACGACCATGCTGACCGGCGGCAGCGGCACGGAAGGGGGCACCGGAGCGATCCGGTTCCTCGGCGGATCGGCAAGGACGTAACCACATGGCACGGCAGCAACCCGACGACGTTATCCGTCTGTACGAGCAAGCAAAGTCTATCCGCTCGCCGCACGAGAACGACTGGCGCATGGCGTCGGCGTACGTGCTGCCGTCTCATTACTCGGCATGGCAAACCGAAGGACCGGCGGCGTACCACCAGAAGAACGCCGCAGCGCGTCGCGTTGCGTACGACACGACCGGGGCGCGCAGCCTCCCGAAGTACGTCTCGATCCTCGAACGGCTCGCCACGCCTGCCGGGCAAAAGTGGCACGGTCTTACGCCGTCTGACCCGTCGCTCCGGGTCAAACCGCGCGTACGCAAGTATTTCGATGAACTGTCGAACTTGCTGTTCAGGTACCGCTACAACCCGCGCGCACGGTTCCGCGTTTCGACCAACGAAGTCTACACGTCAATGGGCGTGTACGGAAACGGGCCGATCTACATCGGCGAGCGCGCCCCGAGCGCGTTGAACCCGGTGCGCGGTTTCAAATACGTGGCCTGTCCGCTGCGTGACGTATTCATGCTGGTGGACGACGACGGCGAACTGTACGCCGTGTTCCGTCGGTTTTGGTTGAACGTACGGCAGTTTAAGTCGAAGTTCCCCGACGCCCCGATCCCAACGCAAATGAAAACCGAAGCGTCGAAACCGCAGCCGAACGAGAACACGTACTTCGAGTTCGTGCACTACGTTACGCCGCGCGACGACTACGACCCCGAAGCTATCGACACTCGTCGCCACCCGATTGTCGGTTCGTATATCTGTGTCAAGAGCAAAGAATACGTCGGCGACGAAATGGGGTACCGCTCTATGCCGTACAAGGTACCGCGCACCGCGACGGTGGCGGGCGACCCGTACGGCTACAGCCCGGCGGTCATGGCGCTTGCGGCGCTCGGCGGCGCGTCGGCCATGAAGAAGACCAATTTGAAGCAAGGCAACAAAGCGGTCGATCCGGTCTTGCTGGCGCACGACGACAACGTTTTGAACGGTGAAGTTGACCTGCGGCCCGGCGCGGTCAACTACGGCGGCGTGGACAAGCAGGGTCGGGCGCTGATCCAGCCGCTCCGTGGCGGGGATTTCCGCGTGGC